GATCCTAAATCAACATCGTTATCGGTTACTGGTGTAATGGCTCCATCAGCCATGGTAAATTGAGCTGTTCCGCCTGAACTAAATTGCATGGTATCCGCAGCACTAAATAAAAGCCCTGTATTAAGATCACCTGTATTGCTAATAGAAGGTGCACCTGCTGTTCCGTCAGACGCTGAGATTTGTCCTCCAGCGACTAATACACCACTAACATCCAGAATACCATTTAAGTCTACTGTTGTTGCTGTAATTTCTACTTCTGTGTCAGCATCAATATCGAGTTGTCCATCTGTGCTTGAATTAATAAATAAAGCTGTATCTCTTAATTGAAGTTTACCCGCACCACCTACTAATACATCAGTACCATCAAAAGTTAAATTTGCTTCTGCTTCTAATTCTGTTGTTGTTGCACCTATTGTGACAAGTTCATTTGCCGTTGCATTATTTATAGCTGTTACCGCTCCTGAAGGGGCATCTTCCCATGCAGGAGCTGTTCCTGCGCCAGTAGATGTTAAAATTTGTCCATCAGTACCATAATTAGCACCTCCGACACCTAGTTCTCCTTGAGAAGTAAACCTAAATTTTTCTGTAGCTGCTTCTGAATGTCCTGTATAAAATATTAAATCTGTTGCATTGACAGAAGAACTAAATGTAGCTTGAGCAAGAGCTTGAATGGAAGCAGCAACCGTGATAGCATCTGTTCCTCCAGATTCATGTGGAGCTTGAAATTCTATTTTTCCTAGTACGTCATTTGCATTAATATCTGTTAAAGATGTTGCTAAAAGCAGTTTACCTGTACTCGTAGTCGCATCCGCAGATGCTCCCATAATTCTAAGTTGATCTGCACTTTCATCCCATTCCATGTAGGCACCAGCAGAAGCACCAAAGAATTTTACATCTAATCCTGTGTCATCGACACCAACTGTAACTGCACCACTAAATTGTGAAGCACCAGCAATATCAATTGAACTAGAAATGTCTAATGTTGCAGCGTCTAATTCGCCAGAGATTGTTAAATTTCTTTGTCCTGTTGTATCTATACTAGCATCCGTAGTAACCACTTTAGAAGCAATAGCTGTACCTGCTGTTAATCCGTCTAATAATTCTAATTCTGCCTCAGCAAGAACAGCATTACCAGCAGTAAAAGCTGTACCTGTCACAATACCAGTTGAAGTTATTGCACCAGAACCAATAGTCCCAGCAACTGTTACTGCACCATCAGCAAGTGTAATCAAATCTGTATCACTTGTATGTCCGATTGTTGCACCGTTAGTAATAACATTATCAACTGTTAAAGTTGTTAAAGTACCTAGACTTGTAATATTAGTTTGAGCTGCAGTTGTTACTGTAGCTGCTGTACCAGAAACGTTTCCTGTAACATCTCCTGTTATATCTCCTACAAAAGCCGTAGAGGTAATTGAAGTTGCTCCTGTAACTACTCCTGCATCTACACTAATTGTACCATCTAATAAAATAGCTGAACCAGAAGCAGGTTCAATATTTATTGCTGCTCCTGAATCTAAAGTTAATACACCTGCTGAATCAATATCTACTGTACCATCTGCTGTTATCTGAATATTAGCTGCTGCCGCTGCTGCATCAGTTGTTACTATACTTAATGTTCCATTTGTTCCTGCTGTAAATACTGCTGTATCACTAGCTGAACCTGTCATGGTTACAACTTTGCCATTTACGGCAACATCATCTACAGTAAGAGCTGTTAAAGTACCTAAGCTTGTGACACTGCCTTGTGCAGCTGTTGCTAGTGTACCTGTTAAAGTTCCTGTGACTGTAAGATTGTCTGCGACTGTAACTTCTGAAGTTGAGTGTCCTAATGTAATTGCAATGCCTGAAGTTTCAGTTGCTACTTTTAAAGCGCCTTGCGCATTCGTAATATAAGAATTTGATCCATCGTGATATAATAACATATCATTGCCAGTACCAAACTTGGCATTAGCACTATCAGCAAATGTTGCATGAGATCCTGTTAATACATTGAAAGCATTCGCAGTAAATGTAAAATCATCAGCACCTGCAATTTCAATATCTATTTGATCATCCGTACTTGCGGTAATACTTGTATCGGAATCCGCATCGAGCGTTAATTCATTTCCATCTAAATCATAAGCTCCCGTAGAACCAAGACCTGTGTCAACGATATTTGGATTAGAAGCATGATCAGCCGCAGCGTAAAGAAGTTTAGTTCCTTTATCCGTAGCTGCAAAAGTAACACTGGATCCTGATCCAGAAACATATTTAAACTGAACGGTGTAAGCACCTGATGTGCCATTTTTAACAACATATACTTGTTGAACATCTAAAGGAATGGTTACAACTTGGTTTCCAGTAATGGTTCCTGTAAATTCTATAACTCTGTGTGCAAGAACCGCACCAGTTGATCCGTCAGAAACGGATAGTGTTGTTGTCTGAGCTGAACCCGCTATGGATTGAGCAGTATAACCACCAGAGATTTGTTCTATAATTTGTAAATTGGTATTGGAAGTTGTACCCCATGTTCCGGCATTTTCGCCGGTTGTCATTAACTCTGTACCAAGACCTGTATAACTTGATGCCATATTCCTCCTATGCGCTTCCTACAAATACCTCTACATCTACAGAAGATGTATCTGCCTGTGCTGTAATATCTACTAAATCATTTAAAGATACAGTAATTGCAGAACCAGCTGCATGCATGGTATCTATAACACCACCACTATTATCACCTGGATAAATGAACGAGTGACCTGCATCAACTTTGATTGCAAACTCTGTACTATCTTCATCTCTAAAAATTAATGTAAGATGGTTGCTTGAATCTAAATTTGTAATTCTAATGTATCTAACATCGTCTTCGTCAAACTGACCTGCTAGATAACTTTTTGATAAATCGGTTGAAGAAGCTGTAGCAAACCCTAACAACCCAGTTTCTGTTGTTGAAATTGTAACAATTCTTTTAACAATTTCATTAACACTAGAAATGTCTAATGACCTTTCACTATTGTAGCTATTATTGTTTAATGTGATTTCTTCTATTACTTTAGTTGTTAATGTTGCCATATTTTAATTCCTTACGGTGTCTGAGCCGGAACGGGTATACGAGGTTCTCCATCCGTATAATCGTCTCGTCTTCTTCGACCTAATTGTTCCGAACCAAACTTTTGTACTTCTGTTTGATACTTTTGTTCGTATAATTGTAGCATATCCTGTGGACCTTTTAAATAACTAAAGGCTTCTACCAAGCATGCATATAAAAGTCCATTGCCAAAGTTAAGACTTAAATAAGTTGTCGTATTTGCTGAACTCAATCCTAAAGGTCTTGCATTATAGTGTAATTTATACATAAAACCTGAACTCGGTGTTGGAACAATTGTCATTCGCCCTGAAGAAGTTGCTCCAGCTCCTGTTGCTCCTCCTGACATTGCATAATATTTTGGTGTTCCAGTTGTGGTTTCAGCTGCATCATATTCTCTCAAATAGCTAATATCTTTCTTAATTAACCAGCCATTCGCTCCTGTTGCCGCAGTTGTTGAAGTATAAACTTGAATGCCTCTTACAAATAAGGTTCCCGCTGGAACATACACATTATCTTTCGAAGCAACTAAATTGCCAATCATTTCTTTTCGATCGGCATCAATAGGAACTTCTCTTTGAATTCTAAGTTCAGAGTTGTCAATAAATTGATCAGTAATGGTACTAGACAATACTGATGTTCCTACTTCCGTATAATTCTGAATTGCCGTTGTAAGTGTTGAGTATGTAAATCCTGCCATATTATGCTGTTATAGTTGCTGGACCAGCCGAGCAACTATTGCCCCCTCCTGAGACTCCTCCACTTGTAGCAGTGTTTGTATTCACAGTAAAGTGGTAGTAGTCATTGGTATTTGTAATATCTCCGCTTGAATCTCTTTTGCCAACTGTAATTGAATAACCAGAAGAATAAGCAACATTGGACCCAGATATTCCATCAAAATCTTTTGGGTCTTGATAATCATCAGAATCCGAACTTGTCCAAATTGGTCCTCTGAATCTTACAGTATTACCTGTAGATCTTTCATGACTTTTTTCATAAACATTTATGATTCCTGAACTTGCAGCAATCGTTTCAAAAGGATTAGGATCTAACATTCTAGACACTTCATTTTCTTCTCTTGCAGGTCTTGCATTTCTTAATCCATGTCCTTCTATACTATAATGTTTTGCTTCATCTTGAGGATGTCTTGGTTCATGTTCAGATTTATGAACGAAAGAACCATTCCATTCTCTAACCATTTCATTATAGGGAAATTCCATTCCACTTCTATCTGAGATCGCTTTAGCGTATTTTCCTTTTGCAAATGCCATAGTTATCCACTCGGGTAATAAGACTCCGGAGTTATATAAGTACTTGTAGCAGATCCATCTTCTGCCAAAGCCCGTTTTAATTCGTCTTCGTATAATAATTTTAATTCTTGCACTCTTTGGGGTGCATATTTTTGTGCTAAATAAAATGCTAGTCCTGATGCCATACAAGGGACAAAACGATAAGGTACATCGGTTGCATCGGTGTAAGTTCCATCAGCATCTTGAATTCTTTTGACAAAATAAATATGCATATCTTTTGAGGCATTAGAAGAATCTGCCGTTGGATAAACAGTTATAGTAGTTTTATCAATAAGTCTTTGAACAAAATATCGAGAAGGAGTTCCTTTTGATAATTTATTAGCTAAACCTGAATAGGTTGATCGATCTGTTTTTGTAAGTGTAGAATCAGCTTGGTCTGTAGCAGTTCTATCAGTTCTAAGCGTAGCTTCTAAAACGTCGGCAATACCATACGTTGAAGTTCCTGTTGTTCCACCAACAGTCACAGAAGAAGTTCCATCTCCTGTAGCTCTATAGAAAGTATATTCTGCTTGACCTTCGATTAAGTCAATATTGGTATCGCCTACTTCCCAATAGTGCAAACCTCTATTGCCCCATTCTTGAAATAATATATTTAAAGAACGTCTTGCTGTTTTTAATTGATATCCCGAAACAGATTGCAAGCCAATTCGCTCGTAAGCTTCTTCGATAATCTCATCAACAGCGAATGTCTTGTCGAACGTTACTGTTCCGGAAGTAGTATTAGCCATATGCTACCTCCTAACTATAAACTTTAATCCACTCGCAGTGTACACTAGCCGTGTCCCCAGCACTAACAGCAGGCAACGTTAATTTAACATCCCCTGTTACTCCTGTTGCTTCAGTATTTTTTATTCCACCAATACTACTAAAGTCAAAATGTCCATCGCCATTAAGTGTTAAAAATTGAACGTCGGTATCTGCATCCCAATATAATCTTACAGCATCAACTGGTGCTGTTACTGAAACATTAAACCATACTTTATTCAATCTAACCCTGGAACAAGAAGATCCGACTGGATTTGTGTTTAACCCTGAAACATCTACAATAGTAGTTGTACCTCCACTATTATCAGAGATATTTGTGTAAGTTGTGATTAGTTTTTTGTCACCATCAAATTGTGTGACCGCTGAAACTGAATCTGCCATTTTTCCTCCTTTTCAAGGGTGGGGCCATTACACCCCACTCCCGAGTTTATTATTTATTAGCCATTATTATAATCAAAAGCTGCGCCAGTGATTTTAATAACTAATTTACCTGCTGTGTAAGCTGCTTCAGTAGCATCTCCAGTAGTCAAGTAAAGATATTTTTTAGTTAATGCTGCAAGTGTTG